TCCGTACGAATTTGTTGCAGACTCCCACGACTGTCCAACGTTGCGAAGCACCGGAAAAAATGAAGGAAAGGACACTCAAAAAGGGGTACAAGAACGGAACGACATACAACAGTCTGCTAAGCCAGCTTGTTTATGGGGGACTTCTTCCTACTCCTCAAGCGGCAGACAGTTCAATTGGTGCAGTAATAGGACAGAACGACCGCTTTATCATTACGAAGAACGGGATGTTTCGGAAAGTGAATCAGAACGGTTCGAACGGAAGTGTGGGACTTGGAAGGATTTTCCATCTGATGAGCACACCGACTGCGTCGGATTGGAAGGGAGGCTCGACAAGGAAAAATCCCTCTCTCCAGAGAACGAGTCTGCGTGGGGAAATACATGCGGATTACGGTATTGGGAAGACTTCCCAACTCAACCCCCTATTTGTCGAGGAGATGATGGGATTTCCGACTTATTGGATACTGATGCCATTTTTAAAGGCTCCCGGTCCATCCGTCAAAACTCTTATTCCAGATGGAGGACAGAAGCAATAAAAGCCTATGGAAATGCCATGGTGCCGCAAGTGATATATCAGATATATAAGACCATCAACGAAATAGAACAATAACATGAAAAATGAAATCAGTCCAACTTCAAATGTCGATAAGGCCACCTTGATAGGTGACGAATATGTATCCCAAGTGCGTACTTTCGGTGCCTTGGGGTACACTCCCCACCGTATATGTACGCTTCTCGGCCTGCGTGGGAAAGAAAAAACGGCACTTATAGTCCGTCTGTCGATACCCGGTGACGTATATTACGACGCCTACCATAACGGTTGTGCCCTGGGAGAATACAATATCGATGCCGAACTTGCCAAGAAAGCCGAGACCGGTGATGTGTCGGCCATTGAGACCTTGGAAACACGTAAGCAGGAACGGACAGTCAAAGACTTAAGAAACCAACTTTTTGGAATATGACCAGACTCGACACCCTTGATAAGATACATCCGGACTTGATAACCGCATTCCTCACCACCGGGAAGTGTGATGGCATTCCTGCCGATGTGCAGTTATTCCTCAAGCAGCTGCAATGGGCGGCGGAGATTTACGAATACGAGCGTAACATCACCCGTGCCGCCAAGCAGCTGCGCCAGCGCATCAATGCCCAGCAGCAGATTAATGTGGATGAACGTACATGTAAGGCACGCATTTATGCGGCCATCAATTACTTCAATATCGACAACAATGTGTCCATCAAGGTGTGGGAGTCCAACTATGCCGACAAGTACGAGGATCTTGCCAAACTATGTGCGGCTGCCGGTGACTACAAGACCCAGGGCAAGTGCTATGCCGCCGCCCTGGAGTGCCGTCGCCGTGCCGCCGAGATTGCCGAAGCCGACCGTAACCTGGGGATCGTCTTCCTGATATCTCCCGAACTTACTCCGGAAGACCTGGGATACAGCAAGGCCTCCCTGAAGGAGATTGCCTCCAAGCACAATAAAGGCTTCTATCTGAACTTGATAGAGAACCTTCCCATCGAGAAGGCCGAGAAGAAGCGTCTGCTGCGCGATGCGGATATTGAGGAAGCTGAATACGAAGAACTTAATGAAGAGTAAGATGGAAACTGATATTGAAACCACTTCCCGGTTTGAGGAATACTACATGAACCAGATGCAGATACTGGTCAATGTCATCGATGCCAACAACATATTTGCCGAAGTGGCGCGTGCAGGTGGCAAGACGGAAGGTATCACCGGCCCACGTATCATCCGTGTGGCCAATGACATGCCAGGCGAGCTGTCGTTTCTGGTACATAAGACCTACGTTGCCCTGATGACGAACGTATGGCCCAACCTTCAGGCTTATTTCTCCAGGGAAGTCACCGTAGGTGGGAAGGTACGTTCCATGCTGGAGTATGGCATCGATTATGTGGTGGGCGAAAATAAGCTCCCTTCTCATTTCCGCAAGCCCCGATATCCCATATCCTACCCCAAACACAGTGTCGTTTTCCGGGATGGCCATCACATCCAGTTGGTAAGCTCGGACCAGCCGGAGTCCGTTGCCGGACGCTCTGCCGTCCACGCCATCATTGAAGAGATGAAACACAACAAAGGGGAGAAATTGAAAACCCGCTTGTTCCCTTCCCTCCGTGGTGCCAGTGCCGAAATACGCCGGTCACCTTATTACCAAGGAATCACGGGCGTATCCGATACCGCGCGTGTGGACCTCGGCGAAGATGACTGGTTCGAGGAATATGAGAAGAATATGGATACGAAACTGATGGGGGAAATATCTACAGTTGCGCTTCATGTAAATGCAGCTATCTATCAGAAATACAAACTTATAAATTCCCAACGGGAAACTACAAATCCCGTTACCCTTGAACGTATCCGTCTTGAAATCATCAGGCAGAATCGCATCATATCTTTATGGCAGCCCCGCCTGGCGGACATGCGCCGTAACGCCACGTTGTACGTCCGTGCCAGTTCCTTCTGCAACAAGGATATTCTCGGTCCGAAGTTCTTCAAGACGCAGCTTGAGACCTTGGATATGGACGAATTCCTCACTTCCATCTGCGCTATCCGCCATAAGGAGGTTATCAATAAGTTCTTCGCCAACTACAACAAGGAGAAACATCAGTATTCAGACAGCTATATTTATGAATCCATTCTACGACTTGACCTGCGGGAACATTTTCTACTCACAGCCCGCTATTTGAAGCACTACAACAAGCGTGACGAGCTACTGGTAGGATATGACCCCGGCCACTTTTCCAGCCTTGTTGTCGGGCAGGAAAAGGAATACGGCCGTCAGCTCCGTATTATAAAGGAACTCTATTGCTGTTACCCGGATGAACAGCCCGAACTCGCCCGTCAGTTCTATGAGTTTTTCGGTGCTGATTCCCTGAATAAGCGTATCATTCTCTACCCTGACCGTGCCGGGAACAAACGCCGTGAGGAACTGGAACAGATAACCACCGACAGCCGTGCCTTGAAGCGTGAGTTGGAAAGTTATGGCTTTGAGGTGGAACTGATGAACGAAGGGCAGGCCACCGTCTACCATTGGCAGCAGTTCAAGTTGTTGCTTCTTATGTTTGGAGGCCGGAGCAATGCCTTGCCGGAAATTTTAATAGACGAAAACGAGTGCAGGAACCTTTGTAGTGCCATTATGCTGTCACCGTTGAAAAAAACGGAAGGCCGCATCGAGCTGGACAAATCTTCGGAAAAGAAAGTGCCTCTCAAGAACCAGGCCGGGCTGACAACGCAGCTTCCCAGTGCCTTGATTTATCTTCTTTTCGGGCGTTATGGAAACAAAGTGTTGAGTGAATTATCGTCCATGCCGGACAATTTACCTGATAATTTGGCTATATAACGGCTGTTTTTCACTATAAAAATAGTCAGTATAGATACAATAATGGTATCGTTTGACATTAAAACAAACGCTTTTTGTTTGGAAACCAAACTTTTATGCTTTTGAAAAAGGAAAGCGTTTTCTTCGTGAGGCGTTGTTCAGCACGCACCGCTGAGTTTTGGAGTTGCAAGGCATTCTTCGAGGTTCCTCGGAAATATGACGGAGGGGGCTTTCCGTCCTTTTTCCCGCAGTAGAAACCTGCTACTTTCGGGCATGGAAATGACAATGACCGGTATTCAAGCGATGCAATGGGCCAAAGAGATATCAAAACTGCCTGACGGCTGCTTTACCATTGCCTTCTTCCCGTGTTCCAGGCATAAGGGGGAGGCATCAGCCACATTGACAGTTAAAGAAGGATGCAGATGGCGTACTCAACTGCCTGAAGAAAGATTCAGTATAGACAGTGACAACTTCTTTCTGTTTACAGATGCAGACGGGGAACCCAAGATGTGCTACCGTATTCTCATCAGGTACATGGGCTTTCCTCAAGATGGTTTCAAACTTCATAAAATAGATTGGTTATGAGTAAAAGCAATCTCAAAATGGTAGGCAACTTCGGTTGCTATCTTGACGATGACAATGTAATATCTTTCCAGATTGGAGACAGACCGATGGCTTCAGTCCTGGAACCAGATCCGATGTTCCCCCTGAGTGGAGGAAGTCTTCCGGATACGCAGTGGCAGAGCATCCAGGGATTCCAGGTGTGCAGCCGTGGCTCCAACAACATGAAATGCGAGGAAGTCGCGTCCGACATAAAGAAGAACCGGCTTCTGCCGAGATTGATTACCAAGCAGGTCAACATGCTGTATGGTCATGGGCTTGCCGTGTACAAGCCGGCAATCGTGGACGGGAAACTTCAGAAACAGTGGGTTGACTGTCCGGAAATCATGGACTGGCTCAACAGTTGGGAACAGCGCGGTCTTGAATCGGGTTATAAGGAAGTGGCGAAGTCAATCATCAAGAACTACTACTATTTCAGGGACTGTTTCGTAAAGTGGCGCTTCACAAAGGGAAAAGCAAGAGGGACGATGCCCGTTGCCGGCCTTGAAGCCATGGAGAACAGACATTGCAGGCTGGCCACCACCAAGAAGGATGTGGCGACAGATGTTGTCTACTACCGGGATTTCCGCTACATTGCCGTAGGGCGTTGGGGGTATGGCACCTCCAGTTTCCGCATCTATCCGAAGTTTTCCTTTTCGGAGCTTGCCAATTACAGATTTGCGGCCATTTCCCATCACCGGGAAAAATCCGTGGATGAGTTCTACGGTGTGAACGAAACCCATGCCGGTACCAGGTCCTACATCAAGGGTTCCAACGATACGGCTGATTATATCAACTCCTTTTTACGTAATTCGCTTGCCGCCAAGATACACATTGTCATCCCCAATGCCTGGCTTGAGTCCAAGAGGATCCAGATAACCAAACTCTGCGACGAGAATAAACGGCGCAAGAAGAACAATGAGGAAGAACTGATGTACAATGGCATCGTGATTGGTTCGGAATTCAAGGAATCCACCCTGATAAAGTATCTGCAGTCTGAACTACGTAAGATATCCCGCTATCTGTCCGGTGCAGACAACCAGGGTAAGGCATATGCGACAATCAGCTTCAAGAACAGCCAGGGCGAAGAGGAACGCTGGAAGATAGAGACGGTTGATTTGAAATACAAGGAATATATCGATGCCTTGATATCCTATGACAAACGTGCCGATGAGGTGCTGCTGTCAAGCGTGGGACTTGACTCCTCCATATCCAGTGTCAGCAAGGACGGAGTCATATCCAAATCAGGAGCCGATGCGTATTACAACTATCTGATATACATAATGTCACTGACATCGGAAGACGAAATCTGCTCCGAACCGTTCAATATGGCCATACAGATAAACTTTCCCCATTTATACAGCCAGGGGTACCGTCTTGGATTCTATCGCGAAGTCCCGGCACGCCAGGAAGATGTTTCACCTCAAAACAGACTAAATCAGCAACAGTCATGAGAATATTGGAAGAACTGTTTACCACCATTTCGGAATTCCGGAAGTATGCTCCCTATGCAGAGAGCAATGTCACTTTCGACCAGCTCAATTCGTCTGCCATTTCTGCAAAAAAGCAGATGGTTATCATCCTTACCAAAGATGTCTACACCGATCTGACGGCAGACGAGGGGGAACTGAAGGAGGCCCTGCGTCTTGCGATGGCCAATCTTACCATGGCCAAACAGCTCATTTTTGATGTTGTATCCAAACGTAAGGATGATGTCGATATATACAAGCATGAGCAGGAAAGCATGCGCAGGTCGTATATCGAGAACTATTATAATGCCATGGATACTGTCATCCAGTTGCTTGACAACAGTCAAACTGTACCTTCCTGGAAGGAAACGAGATACAAGAAGATGCTTGATGTTCTTAAAATAAAGAGTACGGAGGAATTCGACATGCTGTATACGATAGACATGTCCTATCTGTTTTTTTTCCGGACTATACCGATCCAGAGCGAAGCGCTGGATGACGGGATATCGGCCTATTTTGAGCGGGCAGAGAAAAAGGAAGAGGTACTGCGTCTCCTCAAACGATGCCTCGCCAAGCAGACCATAGCCATTGCCCTGCGGCGATTTGACATTATAGAGTTTCCACCGACAATAAGAAGTCTGTTTGACGAGTCTAAGGCAAGCAGGTCTGGGAAGGATGAGCAAGCCCGCATGCTTGAGTTGTCCGCTTCTCTGCTTGAAGAGGTGAAGCGGGAACTGGCCAATATAGATCTGCTTTTGTCAACGGACAGTTCCGGCTCTGTAGATACGAACACATCCTTTAACCGTCCGGACGACATAATAATGCTGATGCCATGTTGACAATAGATTTTATAGCAAAAGGAATGCAATACAGCATCCCCAATTCCTGGGATGGATTAACTCCTTATCACTTCCAAGCACTCATGCGTGATATACAAAGGTTTGCGGAGGGAAAAATATCCGTCGGCATGGTTCGTGTGAATTATGTTTGCCGGATTATGGGATGGAATCTTCAAAAAATAAGGAATACGGATGGATGGGCAAATGTGGCCTGGCTTGCAGAGCAGGTGACATTTCCCTTCACAATTGTCTATCCGGATAATGATGCAGCACTCCAAGAACTGGATTCTGAAACATACAGACTCTGTAAGAAGATACCACCACACCGGTTGCATGGAATAACCATATCCAGGTATCTGGACAGACTGGACTACAAATATGCAGTCGACTCATGTTTCTGCAAACAATTGGTTCCGGCGATACATCTTGAGGATGAAACTTTTTTTGCCTATAATATAGAAACCATGTTCAACCGTCTTACTTGCTCGCTTACGGCACTCCAGTTCATTGAGGCACGTGGTCTCCTTGTATGTCCGAAAGAGCAGCTTCCGTTATTGGCCGCTATCCTTTACTATCCGGACCGGTATTCATCTGCCGGAGCGCATAAGTTGGCACAGAAGTTCACTGGGCTGCCGATGGATGAGCTTATTCCCATAGCCTTCAATTTTCAGGCCTTCATCAATTATCTGTTTACCAAAACTGAGTTCAAGTTGCTTACAGAACTTGAGGAGACCAAAGTTTCTGCCATTTCCACGGGTGCACTTGAGTCTCTGTACAACTTGAGTTCAGACGGGTTTGGGGATATTGAAACCATCGAACACATGAATGTCATCCAGTATTTGACCATCCTCCGGAAAAAAATTATTGATACGGTGCGCAGCCTGCATGCGGCCAAAATGGATAAAGCGGATATTGCGAGAGAAACCAGACTTCCAATTCACATAATAAATGAAATCCTATGATACTTGATTTACTCAGATATTTTGCCCGTTTTCCCCAAAAGGAAGGGGTTGTCTCCATGTTCGCCAACGGCTCAAGTGACTTTGTCCAATATGCGGAACTGCTTGGGCATGTCAAAAAACTCCCGGAACCGATAATGCCCGAACTTGAGAATCTCGTTTTCGGGCAGTCATACGATTACGTAAAGAAGCGCGTCGATAATATTACCGGCAACTATCTGTTCGTGGATTTCGGAGAATTCACATCAAGCCGTGACACACACAACTCCATTCTTGACAGCCAGAAACTTGCAGCTACCATAGCCATGAAAGTTTCGGATTCCGCAGACATGGTTGAGACGGCCATTGCCTCGGAAATGACCTTGTCTCTCCTTGCGGCACTTCGGAAAAGGCTTATTCTCGATTCACGGTCTGAGGATTTACCATGGCTTGATAAGATATCGGAGAATCATGACATTATCCCTTTTGTCTCATCCGAATTCAAATCCATAGGTTGGACACTCATGTTCAGTTCTGCAGCAACCGATTTATTCAATGTCAAACCATCCCTTAGTGAGTAGCAAATATCGGGCCATTAAATGGTTCAGAAACTTTTTGTTCATGTTGTTTATTTCCATCCTGGCTGTGGGCTGTCGAAGTTCGCGGTCAGGAGCTACTCCTGATTACTCTTTTCCGTCATCCCTACCACGAAAAATAATCATTTTTTACTCAAGCTAAACAAAGCTAATACACTGATAATAAACAAGATATTACTACGTTATGCGCGTTAATAGTGTTACCTTAGCTGTACGAAAAATAAAGGATAAAACATTATGAACGAACAAGTTACAAACATTCTTAACCAGAGCATAACAAAGACGGCAAAGATACAGCAGCTCCTTCTTTTAGGTCTGACCCGCCGCCAGGTAGCCGATTTGGTAACAAACGGAAATTACGGTTTCGTGCAGAACGTATATAAGAAAATGCTGGAAGCCGGAAGATTCGGCCAGCAACCGGCCATCGCAGCCTGCCCCGAATTGGACTATACTTTCAACAGACGTTTCGGCATCGAGATAGAGGCATATAACTGCGAAAAGGGAGTTCTTGCCCGTGAACTTCGTGAGGCCGGAATTGCAGTTGCAGTGGAAGGTTACAACCATAACACCCGCGACCATTGGAAGCTGGTTACAGACAGAAGTCTTAGAGGGAACGATACTTTCGAGCTGGTAAGCCCGATACTTGAAGGGGAAGCCGGATTGCAGGAACTTCAGAAGGTATGCTGGGTGCTCGATTATTGCAATGTGAAGGTGAACGACAGCTGCGGCCTTCATATACACATGGACGCTGCAGACTTTACCATTGAAACCTGGCGCAACCTTGCAATAACTTACCGCCGCCTCGAACCGGTAATCGACTCCTTTATGCCGGGTACCCGCCGGAACAACAGATATTGCAAATGCCTTACCGGAATTTCGGAACGCAGCATAACGGAGGCAGAGAACATCATGCAGCTACGTTCAGCCTTCGGAAACGACCGCTACCACAAATTGAACCTTGAGGCTTACGCACGCCACCGCACAGTTGAATTTCGCCAGCATTCGGGTACCACCAATTTCACAAAGATGGAAAATTGGATACGGTTTGCCGCCAACATGATTACCTTTGCAAAACATGGCATGGTGAATTCGGGATGCCCGCTTTCAAATATCCCCTTTCTGACAGCCGACCAAAAAGTATTTTTCAAATTGAGAACCAAAAAATTAGCATAATATGATGACAACTTACACTTTGCAGGATGGCGGTATAATTGCCGCCTCCTGCCCTGCAGACTTTGTAACCAAACTCCGTGAAAGCAGCCGTTTCGACAGCGAATGTACTGACCAGGAGTATATGTACCATTTCGCCGACCGTTTCCATGACCAGACGGGGCATGTAGTCCGAGCTGATACCCCGGAGCATTTTTTGGAGGATTTGCTTTCCAACGGGTATATGAAAGTAGAATAATCCCCTCCAAACAAAAGAAGGCTTCCAACTTGTGTGAAAGCCTTCTTTATATTGATGTGGTCGGTAGAACGAAAAATCCCCGTAGCGGTTCATACTACGGGGATAAGTTGTCATAAAACGTCTCTCAAGATATGGAGAGTGAACCTAATTGTTTGCTTATATCCTGGAGAGCGAAGTTGAATGTCTCCAAATCCTTTTTGCTGAGCGTATAAACTTTACCCCTAACTTTGCTGCCATTGATACGTTGGCTAAGCCATGCGGTACTTTTACCGAAATACTTCTTGGCAATGTATCCCAATGGAATGATTTCCGTATAGGGAGCTATTTGTTGCTTCAATGTGATATAGTTGTTCAATTCTTCAGCTTCTGATGAAACCTCCTTGTAGCCATTGATTAGGAAATCGGCTATTGCATCAACATCTTTTTGATCTGTGTATTTACTGGTTATTTCATCAGAGAGAGCAACATATTTCTCCATGGCATCCGGTGTGCCGGAGTGAGCGATTTCATGCAATTTCTTCAAATCATCTTTAAGTGCCATAAGCTTATTGTTTTGTGCTCCCCTTATGGGGAGCTTGTTTAACTTCATTTTTCCAATTCTTTCAAAACCTTTTCTAAAAGTGCTATCTGTTTGTCTGTTTCCAGTTTTGCATCCAAGAGTTCATCCATCTTCTGCCTACTCATTTGGTTTCCTGCATTCTTGAAAGTGTGTTCATACATTTTAGATAACAATTTTAACTGGGTAAGCTTTGCAACCAGTTGCATTTTTGTTTCTTTTTCCATATCTCTTTGTTTTAATGACAATGCAAATATACATAAATATTTCTTTATGCACAAATTCCATAAAGAAAATATTATGTATTTCTTCTTTATTGAACAAAAATGCATTTTCTGCACATGAAAATTTTAACATGTGCAGAAATGGGGTATATTTGCACTTATAACTTAATATTCATACTGTATGAAAAAGGCACTTTTATTATTTGTGCTGATGAGCTTGACCTTATTCACTCATGCACAAGAGAACAATTACGAAGAACTAAAATTTTTCAAAGTGATTCAATCCGAAAATAATGCAGACAAAAATAGCCTATACGCTGCACTACGTAGTTTTATGGCTATTTATTATGCTAATTCCCAAAATGTTATTCAAATGGATGATAAAGACGCAGGAATTCTTATAGGGAAAGCTACATCTGTATTCGATTCTCCCAGTATGATGCTTTCTGCGTATGAAGGATGGTTAGACTATAATTTAAAGTTGCAAGCACGTGATGGACGGGTAAGAGTAGAAGTTTCTCATTTTTTTCATCATAACAAACCAGGAAATCAGAAAAAAGCACAATTAGGAGTTCTTACTAAGGCAGATGAATATACTGATAAAGGTATGCAAAAGAAGTATCACAATAAAGTATGGTTAATGCTGAAAGAACAAGCGGCTAAAATCAGTTCTGATATTTTTGTTAATGTTGAAAAGGTTATAAAAGAAGGAGCCACTATTCAAAGCGAAGATGATAATTGGTAAGTTACTTATATAGGGTAATACAAGTATTTATATATTTAAGAGCTGACGAAATATTGCAATATTTCGTCAGCTTTCTTTTTTATTTCAAAAAAAAATCCCATATTTGCAGTGCCAAATAAAACGATAGTATCATCTATCCCGTTGCGTCCGGTAGACGCTCAATACGAAATTGGGCTTTTTTTATGTCCATCGATTTGCTTAAACATTAAGTATTTAGCAAATTCATATACGAAACTTACGGCTGTCTTTTCCATTTTCGGACCCTTCGGGAATACGAATCGTTTTGTTTGGCGACTTTAACGGGAAAATGACAGCCGTTCGTGTATTCGAGAACTTGCCATTAATGCCAAACAAAACGATTCGTATATGAAAAATCAAATTTCCGGCACTCTCAACGTGCCTGCCTCCGGCATCCCTACCGTGGGCGAATCCGTTAACGCTCTTACCGAGCAAGTCAATAACCTCCAGCGCCGTTACTACCGTGCTTTGGCTCCCGACTGCGAAGTCAAGACCGAAGCAGACCGCTGGTACTTCCGCGCCATCGTATGGGCATGTGCCGGGATGGTGTTCCCACCATTGGTTGTGGTCACTGCATTGTGCGTTTATAAGGCAAAGAAGTGCCAGAAAGGAGGTGCCAAATGAACCGTATCAAGTCTATAACACAAAAAGACATTTATGTTCAAGCCGAACGTCTTTGCACAGGAACTGAAACAAGTGAGTATAAATATTGCCTTGCTTATTATGGCAACTTTGTGATGTGTGACATCTCTGCGGAGGATGCCCGTGAAATCATTTCCTGCCTGCAGCATGCGCTTGATGTTAATGAGAAAGGAGGACAAAATGAAAAATAAAGAGCAAGAACAGAAAATTACCGATATCAGTATCCATATAGCATCCTTGTCCGCATCGTTCAAACCAGCTCCAGATGCACGCCATGCCACCCACTGGTTCACTACGGATGAAGTCTACGACGCCATTCGCCGTATTGATCCTGGAGCGCAAATTAGTAAGGAGCAGGTTCATCAAGCCATGCTTGATGCCGGTTATAAATACCAGAACCGTCCTGGTTCATCAGGGCTGGACTTCCGGTGGATGCTCCAAGCGAAAAACTAAATACTACTGTCATATAGGAGGTAATTGTTCGTGATGAATAGTTACCCCTTCGTTTTATGTCCTTTCCGTACCCCCTCCCCTATTCTATCTTCGCTGGAAATAACAGTGAATATGATTACAGACCAGCTTATCAGAGAACGTTTTGTCCATGATATAATGTCTCAAGGCATCAACCTTATTTATGAGACACAAGAAAAAGTTGTGCGTACATATCTCAACTCACAGTCCGGTGACCTGGTGGCACATCTGCAGAAACGTCCGTTCACTACCCAGGAATCAGACACGAAACAAGCCTATTATCTGCGTATATTCCCATATCTCCGCTTCCTTGACATCCATTACCGTCGTGGAGCCGGTGACCGTATTTCCCGTCATATTCGCCGTAATCTTGCTCTTTATAACCGGGTGGTCTGGGGAGTGCTGTATCATGAGACATTCCCGGAAATAAAGTACGGTTTCACGGAAGAAGTTCGTACCAATATTCGCAAGGAACTGGAGCAGGCACTTCAATACGAAAATACTTCAAATTGGTAACATTATGGCAAAAAAGCATTTATCCGAAGACGAAATCAAACTCATAATCTCAGGTGACAGTTCCAAGCTTCAGGAAGAGCTGCATACACTGACCAAGGAAACCAAGGCTTTGAAAAAGGAAGAGGCCGAACGCCGCAAGGCTATGGTGGAGCTCGAAGCCCAAGGCAAAAAGAACACGAAAGACTATCAGAACCTTGCGAAAGAGTGCAAAGACTATACTGCCAAAATTTCCAAAAACAATGAGAAAATAAGTCTGCTGACCCGTAACTTGAAAGTCAACGATCTCACCATGAGACAGCTCAAGAAAGAAGCTAAGGAGCTTTCCGCTGCTTTGGATGATATGACTGAATCTGCGAATCCGGAAGAATATGCCAAGCTCAATACCCGTCTCAGAGAAGTCCGTGCCCGTATGAGCGAGTTACGCAGTGCAGGTAACAACATGAACAATGAGTTCGGCAACAGCGTGAATTGGATGTCCAAGTTAAAAATGGCAGCCAAGGCTTTCATTGCCGTTAAGGTTGTCGGATGGCTTAAGGATGTCCATAGCCAGGCATACGAGACACGCAAGGAATTCGCCAAATACGAGGCAGTCCTTCGGAATACTTTCCAGTCGCAGAAGAAGGCCAATGATGCCATGAAGATGCTTCAGCAATTGGCAGCAGACACCCCATCGTCCTTGCAGGAATGGACTGAAGCATATATCAAGCTGGTTAATCGTGGGGTCAAGCCTACCAGCCAGGAGCTTGTCAACATGGGAGACCTTGCCGCTTCCCAAGGAAAGTCCGTCGATCAGCTCATTGAGGCTATACTTGATGCGATGACCGGGGAGAACGAACGTCTGAAGGAGTTCGGTATCAAGGCTTCCAAATCCGGGAAGACTACAAAGTTCTCTTTCCGAGGAGTGACTACCGAAGTGCGCAATTCTGAGGATGCCATCAAGGGTTATCTTCTTTCTCTCGGTCGTGTCGACGGCATTGCCGGTTCCATGGCCGTGCAGATGCAGGAACTTGAAGGAATCCAGTCTAACCTTGGAGACACAATGGATGCCTTTTTCAATAAAGTGGGGAAAAAGCTGGAGCCGTTCTGGAAATCCATGTTGAAGTATGCCAATGGATTCTTCACTAAGCTTGGGGAAATGTTCACCACTTATACAGAAACCTACGAGAACCATTTCGACAAGATGGTGCAGCTTGAGAGCGCATTGCCGGGACTGTTGAACCGGTACGAGGAACTGGCTGGCAAGTCCTCACATTCAGCCGAAGAACAGAAGGAGTTAGCCAGTGTCATAGCCCAGATAAGGAACATGGTACCTGGCGCAGCGACAGCATTCGACCAGTACGGGAATGCCATCGAAATTTCAGGCGAAAAGGTGGAGGAATTCCTTAAGAAACAAAGGGCGCTGCTAAAGTTTGAGAATCAGAAAGCCATCCGGGAAACAACAGAGCAATTGGAAGAATACCGCCAGGCATATAAGAATCTGTTGGAACAGCAGAAACAAGGTGGAAGGACTGTTTTCCAGAGCAACGGCATGTTTGCGGCACCGACAGCATACATCAATACTGAAGCTCTTCCACAGATAGAGCAGGATATAAAAAAGTATGGTGACCTCATTCTGGGTGCCGAAGAGAAATTGAAACAACTGAACGGCCAGACTATTGAAGAAACCGTCAAGAACCAGCAGAAGCTTGCAGAAGCACGCCAGAACTTCAACAAGATGGAGAAGGTTCAGTTGCAAGCCTGGATAAAGAACAACAAGGACGCAGCCGGTGAATATGTAGAAATAGCCCAAGAAATATACAACAAACGTTTCCCGGCAGAGGACTCTGACGCGACCAGGAAGAAGGCTGAAAAGGCTGCCAAAGAAGCAAAGTCGGCTGCAGAAAAAGAGCAGAAAGCAAAAGTCTCTACGGAGCAGGAAGCCGCCAAGTCTCTTGAAGCATTAAGGGAGGAAGAACTGCAATCCCAACAGAAATGGTATAATGATTCGTTTGCCGCTCTTTCAGCTTTTCTGGCATCAGGAAAAATGAGTAAGGAACGACATGAAATGCTGGTACTCGAACTTGAAAAATCGTATGCGGAAAATAGGCTCATCATAGAACAGTCTTATTATGAGGACGCCATATCCATGGCCATTTCCAATGCAGAAACCAAGGAAAATCTCGTCCGGAAGTCCAATCAACGTGTCATTGATGCGGAGAAGGCGGCGAATGCCAAGCGTGCTTCACTGCAGGAAAAGCTGAATACACTTGTCAAGGACTTCAAATCAGAGTTCAAGGTTACTACAGTTGATGAAGACTATGCCGCGCAACTCAAGGTTCTTGAGGCATCCTACCAGGCGCGTAAGGAAATGGCTGAGAAAAACAATCTTGATACGACAGAATTAGACAGTGCCTACCTTAGAGCTAAGGAACAACTTGAATCCGAACATCAACAACGCATCCAGTCCATCCGTGACCAGTATGGCTTGTCTACACAGCAGGAACGGTTCAATGCGGAACTGGAACAGCTCAGGCTCGCACGTGAACAGCAATTTCTGACTGAAGAACAATATGAGCAAGCCGTCCAGAACCTCAAACGGGACAGTTATAAAAAGCAGTTCGACTATTATTCCAGTCTGTTTTCCGGGGCCATTCAAGCATTGCAGCAAGCGGAAATGGACCAGGTCGATGCAAAATATGATGCGGAAATTGAGGCAGCCCAAGGTAATACGGAAGAAGTGGAACGTCTGGAAAACGAAAAGGCCCAGAAAAAGCTTGATATACAGAAAAAATATGCGGACGTGAATTTTGCAATCAAGGCATCACAAATCATCGCAGACACAGCTGTGTCAATCATGAAAGCATATGCAGATTTGGGACCGATTGCGGGTTCAATCGCAGCAGCCCTTATGGGCGTGACCGGAGCCGCACAATTGGCCAGTGCCAAAGCTGAACGGGATAAAATCAAAAATATGACTCTTTCCGGCAGTAATTCCGGCAGTTCCGGTACCGGCGCACGCGTTGCCACCGGTCGCCAGTCCGGAGGCAAGATTGATGTCCGGCGCGCCCAGGATGGAAAGCTCTTTCCCGATGCCGACTACGACCCTGATGCACGGGGATTCATTGACCGTCCTACTGTCATAGTAGGTGAAGGGCCTTCCGGACAATCCAAAGAATGGGTGGCCAGCAATGCAGCTGTAAGCAACCCTACCGTCGCACCGATACTTGACATACTGGACAAGTCCCAGCAGGCCGGTACCATAAGGACACTTGACCTTAACCAGGCAATCCGTGCTCGAATGGCCGGTTATTCATCCGGTGGCTCCATTGATGCCCAGAAATCTGCAGTGCCGGTACCACCTGCGCCATCAGGAACCTCTCTGCCTCCAAGACTGATGGAACGCCTGGCCAATGCAATCATCCGTATTGATGAAGAAGGCATCCCAGCATCCGTCACTCTATCTGAACTTGAACGCAAGCAGGAATTGCGGAACCGTTCGCGTAAAATAGGAAGCAAATAACATTTCATCATGAAAATAGTACATTCTTCAGGAAAAGCCTATCAACTGGCACCTGACACGCAAATTGAAATCGAACGTCCGAATCTGTTCTTCAATGATTATGGTGAGCAGTCACTTCCGGTGGATCTCCCGGATACAAACCTGAACCGGGAACTGACCGGTTACCCCGATATGGTGGCCAACCGTAAAAAGCCGCAGACAGACATCACATGCAGCATCCGAGACGGTGACTACTGTGTGACCGCTCGGCAAGCCATACTCGGTGCCAAGCGGAAAGAGAAGATAACGACGACATTCTACATGAACGAGGGCAGTTTCCTTTCGCGCATCGAGAAAGTTGCCGTACCGGCCGTTTTCGGCAGCGAGACCGTACCCGGAGTAGAAACCGTAGAGCAGGGTATCAACTGGTGCCGTTCGTTGCTCGACAACACCAATCCGCATTTCACCCTCTTCCCCGTCATCATCGAGCTGGACGGAGAAAAACGCGGAGTGAACGTCACCTGCGTAATGGACGAGAATGGAAGGCCGATGCAGGTCCGTCCCAGAGTCACAAGGAAACAAGGCTTATACAACTCATATGCCCGTACAGAGAAGGTGGACAGCCGTATAATCACACTTGATCCCGGTTACTACATTACGCCCTTCATCCGTGCCACCTACCTACTGGAACGTATCTTCTCCTATTTCGGCTATACCTTGCAACCGAATTTTTTCACCGAGACCGAGCCTTTCAAAAGCATGGTGTTCATCAACAATACTGCCGATGCGCTGGTGAACGGCACCATCCTGCTGGCCCACCTGGTGCCCGACTGCCTATGCTCCACCCTGCTCGAAGTCTTCCGTAAGAAGTTCTGTTGCGAGTTTGTTCCAGACGAAGTGGCCAAGACCGTCCGCATAGAGTTTTTCAAAGACATGATAGCCGCACGCAACCCGACAGACTTGACGGCTTGTCTGGCCGGACAACCGGAAATCAATTACGAGACAGCCCGTCAGCTGAAGCTATCGTCAAAGAGCTCCCTCAGCAATGGAAGCACTCTTGACAGCACCACCGAGCTGGAGCGCAAATACCCCACGGCCTACTATGACATGGCATCCGGCAGATACGTAAGGATGGGCTATGGCAGGGAGGGCGGTATCAGGGGAGTGGCCGACGGAAACCTGCCGTTCTATGCCGGAGAAGAAGGACTGGATGACTATGAAGTGGAGGTGCCCGACAGTCAGTTCTGTTTCGACAGCCTAATGTTTTTCGTGCAGGGCACTATCAACGGAAGAGAATACGGGAATTCCGTAACTGCCCCCTATATCGGAGAAGGAAGGATGCTCAACAGTACTATCCGGGTAGCGGACGAAAGTACGAAAAGTGAGGAAAGTGAGGAAATGACAAGCGATCCCTACCTGACCGAAACCTCCCATGACCAGAATCCCATGCTGGCTTTCGCCTTGAGTAACAGTACCGGACTGCCCGTCGGGGCAAACCACGATGCCGCGCGTGGCTACTCCCTTCTGTACAACGGCCCTATCGGTATCTATGAAAAATTCTGGCGAGACTTCGACACCTTGCTGCGCAATGCCCTGCACAAGGTAACAGTTCCGCTACTGATGACGAACACAATGAAGCAAGCCCTCCCCGTCTACCGGAAAGTGGCACTGGGCGGTTCGGAATACCTCATCGACGTGCTGAAGTACACTCTCGGAGGCAACAATATGCCAATGGATACAACGTTGCTCACTACGCAGCTCCAGGAGCCCGTAACCATGGCCATGGACGAGAGCGAACGGATGAAGATGCCTGCCTACAAGTGGAAGGTAAACTGTACGCTATCCGAAATGACGGAAGACGAATGGACAGCAGCAGGCTTCGAGGCGGGCGCGTTGGTGGACATGACCATCGTTTATCTTGCACCGCCCACCGAGAAACAGTATGCCGCAGGCGGACAGTACCACAAGCGGACGGACTACTACAGCTATATGTATTATCCACGCCGGGGAGAAGGTGAAATCTGTTATAGAAGAGTGTCCGTTTACATGACTCCCCAATTGATTACAGATTAAGGCGGTTGATGATGCGTTGTCCTTTCTGCATGCAATCAATCCACATAAATTCGCACCAAAAACAGAATGTAAAATGAATATCATCCAACAGCCCGACATGCTGTCGCTCTCGATGAACCTGAAGAATTTCATCATCGGCTCTTCCCGGCAGACGACATTCACTCTGAAGGCCGGCGACAAAGAACTGGTGTCTCAGGTATATGCTCCTGATGAAAACGGAGTGATGGAGATAGATATACATGAAATTGTACACTCGTTTCTGTCATACAGCTTGAAAGACATCGGAGAGGTATATCAGCAAACCAACCTGGTTGCCGATTTCACAGCAGTCATCGACTCCACTGAAATCACCTTTCGCGTTATCCGCTCTGGAGTGGACCGCTTGACTGACTCCGCCACCAATTTCCTGACACAGAATTTCCTCACCTGGCAGCCGAATGTAAAGCCGGTCACTTATTATTCTCCGGAGTTCCTGACCTACTATGCTGTGGTTGCCGGTACAGTCAAACTCCGCGCATACTTTACTGATGAGTCTGGAACTGTTAAATCTCAGACTGATTATACTGTTACAGAATTGATGCCAGGTATAGCTTATACCATGCCTCTACAATACTCTGTCGTTGCGGGGTGGCTGGGGCATAAATTACCTGCATATTATGATGTATGGGTCGAGAACACCTCCGGCCAGCGTCTTACATATATACAGCGTTACTATGCTGAGGATATGCGCTCCGAGCAGGAACAATGGGTACTGTTCGAGAATTCTCTGGGCGGTATAGATACCTTTCGGGCTTACGGTGTTACTACTCTTAATGGGGAGCACACTCATAATATAGCGGAAACTGATGAATGTTTCCAAGAGTATCGTGTGGATACCGAAAGGAAATTTCAAAAGAATACCGGATACTTAAATGATAATGAACGCAAATGGTTGCTTGACTTTTTTCCATCCCAGAAAAAATATCTGTATGCAGGTAATTATTTGCGGCAGATAGTCGTAATGGAAAGCAATGTCAGCTTTACGGATCGTGACATACCGAGTAATTATACATTCACATTTAAGTATGCGGATGCCCGTCCTCTACTAAATCTTCCCAGAACTGATCTTCCGGCAGATATTCTTAACATCACTGTTCCCGAAGTCGGTTCTTTTACGGTGCCCCCTCGGCTTGCTGAATTTTCCCGCTTACCACTTTCCGAGGGGGCCTTATTTCCCATACAAAATCCATATTCAGAGGAATGGTCAACTACTAATGTAGCTGCAATTGGGTATTACCTCGCAGACTTTTTATCTCGCATCTTTGGTTCTGGCGGCGGTGTCGGCCATAAACACCGTAACTATGATTTGCTTGAATTGCTTTCATATATTGAAGGTTATCTGCTGGTAAATGGCCAAAAGATAAAAGCTGGTTATGCGGACAAAGCTGGTTCTGTTGATGGAATGGAGGATATGTTCCTTCACAAAGACCGAGCTGACGGCACTCCCTTCCCCATAACCTTCGGAGATTGGGTCAAGTTCGGCGAGTTCCTCACCGGCATTTCCGGAGGGTGCATCGACAAGAATGGCATCCTTGAAATGGAAGAGGGCATTTTCCGCAAACGTCTGTTTGTTCCGGAGATTGCCTATAACCGTGTGACCTATTTCAAAGGCAGAATGTGCGCCTCTCCCGGAGGTGGATGTACGGTTAAGGAATGGAGCGACAACGGTGACGGCAGCTACACCATAACTCCTGACCTGACCGATGCCGACGGGCTGAGCCAGTTTGTCGATGATATACTTACTACTTACTTCGTCACCAAGAACGCCGAAGGCAAGCTGCAGGGTTTCGAGGAGATGAAGTTCCGGGTGACTTCCGCAGACTATACAGCCAAGACATTCGTCATGACGCCGAAGCCAGGTACTGACTGGAAGCCGGGGGATGCGATGGTACTCGCCCAGACGGGTAACTTTACAGATGAGGATAGGCAGACGTACATCCTGATTGATACGGTTAACGGCAACAACTGTATTACTTTCTTCGACCACGCCAACACCTGGGATGTCGAGCCGGCACAAGAGATGTCTTGGATTGGCAAGAAGAAAGGTCGTACCGTGCATGGCATTCCTGCAGACAATTATTCGGCTGTTTTTCGCCACGTCATCATGTCCGGCAAGATATTCCAGGTGGATGACATCACCGGCGAGGCTTTCCGGGTGCCATTGTTCAAAGGGACGTGGCAGAAGGGTGAGAAGTATGCCTATTACGATGAGGTGACGCATAACGGCAGCTCCTGGATATGTGTAAACGAGAAAGGCACGTCTACAGAACCGGCAGACGGTAATGCCGACTGGCTGAAATACGCGGCAAAGGGAGAAAGCGGCAAGGGCATCAAGTCTACCGATGTGGAATACGCGATATCGGTGTCGAATGTCATTGCCCCGGTGGACGGTTGGCAGACTACCTCTCCTGAATGGGAAGCCGGCAAGTATATCTGGTCGCGGACGAAGATTGTCTATTCTGATGGCGAAGTCAAGTACACCCAAGCGGCTTGTATCAGTGGTGGGCAGGGAGCTGACGGCAAGGGCATCAAGTCCATTACCGAAGAATACTACCTATCCTCTTCATCGGCCACCACAACCGGAGGCAAGTGGCAGACTACCTCTCCGGCATGGAAAAACGGATGGTATATCTGGACTCGGACAAGGATAGTCTTTACTGATGGCACTACCACTACAACGAACGCCATCTGTGTGACTGGCAGCAAGGGTGCAGACGGTACAAGCATTACCAATTGCGGTAACTGGCAGACCGGAAAGCATATACCTTACATGGGTATTACCAAGATGGCCGGACGTGTGTTCCTCTGCATCGCTCCTGATGGTACCGACAATCCTCCGATGTGGACTCAGACGACCAATGAGGGGCGCCGCATCCTGCAGACGCAGAACGGCGGCAAGTCCTACGGTTATACCATTACCGGGGACCTTAATACCGCTGAGTATGAGCTGCTGGTGGAGAACGGCCAGGATGGTAAGGATGGAAAAGGCTATGAGTGGATATTCAAGCATACGACAGAGAATGTGACGCCTCCTACACCAGCCACCTCGCAGGTAGATGACTATGTGCCGTCCGGCTGGCATGATGATCCGATTGGGGTGAGCGAGAGCCTGCCATACGAGTGGGCTTGTTGCCGCACGAAGAAGGACGGTGTATGGAGTGCGTTTTCACCGGCAGCCATCTGGGCCAAATGGGGCTTTGACGGCGAGTCGGCCATTGTAGCCGATTTCGACAATGAGATGGAAAGCATTGCCTTGACATATGAGGGGAAAACCGTTGCGCAGTCCGTGCTCAAAACGACCGTCGGCATGTGGTATGGCACGCAAAAACTACAGCTCAAGTCTATCTCATGCGTGACCCCGGCAGGTGTCACGGAGAGCTACAATGTCAATACGGGTGTGATAGCGTTTACCGTGGCTTCCGGCATTTCAATGCCTGCACGTTCAGAGGTTAGGATAACCGTTACGGCTACCGTGCAAGATACGGATATAAGCCGTGAGCTGGTGTTCACCATTACCGGGGTGCGTGCCGGTAATCCGGGCAGTGATGCGATACTTTATAGGCTGGTGCCTTCCGTCTCATCGGTAAGCAAGCGGAAGGACGGCACTTATAGTGTAGCCGGGGTGTCATGTACACGTACCAAGTCGGTCGGTGGCAGTACAGCTGTTACGACGGATGGTGTGCTGAAATACAGTAAGGACGGTGGTTCGGAGGTCGAAATACAGAACGGCACGGCCATTTCCCCGAAGAACTTCACGACGCAGCTGCAGTTCGTGTTCTACGTGGGTGGGCAGGTCGTGGACCGGGAAACTATTCCTATGGTTGTGGACGGTACCGACGGTAATCCTGGAAAACCGGGCGGTGACGGCGAATCAGTCAAGGCTGGCGGTGAGTGGAGAACCGCTAATACTCCATATAAAAAGCTCACCATCTGTACGATGGGGAGTCGCTCCTGGCTCTCCAAGGTTGATACTTCGAATCCACCTCTATGGACTCAGACAACTCATGACGGGAGGCGAATCACTCAGACCCAGAACGGTGGAAAGAGTTACGGCTATATCATTACGGAAGAAGTAAACACCGACGAATGGGAGCAGCTTACCCAGGATGGCGGCATGGTCTATCTCATCAGTACATGCAGCAATATACGGGTGAGCAGTGCCGGGTCTTTGGTGCCTTCAGCTTTCCGCGTCTATGCTAAGCGGACGCTCGGCAGCGCCACATTGACTTATCCGGACGGATATCTGGCAGCGAGAGGCTACAGCAACGGGATATGGAGCGCCATCGCAGGGCCTTCGAGGGCTTCCGAGATTACGGTCAACGCTTCGGCTGGGTATTCCACTTTCTCGGTTCGCTGTTATCAGAGCCAGGCGGACGCTTCGGCATGGAATGACAGTTTCATTGCGGAGATATCAGTGGGTGTCAGCTATGACGGAGCAAGCGGACGAGACGCCAGCGAGCCGCGTCCGAGAGGTTTTTTCGCCAAAGGCAACACATATGTCTGGAATGAAGATTACCATGACATCGTACTGGCCACATTCAACAATCGTACCATTCCGTTTCGGGTACGGGCTTACGGTACGTCGGTCACTGTCGCACCTACCTCGATAGACGGTGATGCTAATTGGGAGGCGGCACAGCAGTATATGTTTGTGGCTATGGATATGGCTTTAATAAGAAAGATACGTGCCGATGAAATCTATGTGGATGATTTGGTGGTGCAGAATGTGCTGGCAAGGGATAAAACCGGTAAAGCCATGTGCCAGATTGACGGGGAGAATGGTGGCATTGGATTCCTGGCCGGAGGCAATATCCGATGGGATGCCAAAGGTAATGTGTTCCAGGACGCCTCAATCTTCCGAAAGCTGAAACTTCTGGAGCCGAAATCCGACGTGAATGAATACTACCTAGATTTCGACACCGGGTTGAACTTTGAAATATCCCGGATATTCTCACTTCCAACGCTAGAGGAAACAATATACCTGCCGAATGCGGCAGAATATGAAGGTGGAGAGTGCATGCTGTATAATGGAGGTGTCTATACCCGTCTCACTGGACCTGCATCCATAAAAGTCGCAGGTGGAGGTAGCTTTATCATAGACGGAGAATACTATTCTAAAATCATTGTTCCGTCGCTTTCCATTGCTCAATTCAAGGCCGTAGCGACATACTCTGATGGAGTAAAGGATGAGGTGAAATGGGTTCTAATATCAGGAAAAGCGGAATCGAAAACTTAAAATATCAGTGTTATGAAAGTGTTTTATGAAAGCAAAATTGCAAAATGGCTGCTGTGGCAGGGCTACAACACCATCACATTGGGATGCTTCGTCTTCACCAAGAAAAGCAAGGAGGAGATGAAGCGGAGTACACTTAACCATGAGGCGATTCATGTGCGCCAATGGGAAGAATGTATGATTGCTTCGGCTGTGCTACTGACGGTAATCCTGCTGTTTACCGGATTCAACTTATGGGTATATCTACTTTGCCCGTTGTGGTTCTACCTTCAGTATGGATTGGAGTACGCAATATCCTACATGTATCACTTATGCCGTAACCGGTGCTGGGTGAATGTAGGTGATAAGGCTTACGGAAATTCAGCATTCGAGATGGAGGCAGAAGCCAACGAAGAGGTAGACGGTTATCTTGATGTGAGAACTCCTTTTGAGTTCTTCAAATATTACGGAAAAATTTGATTTATAATTTACAAAACGAGTTAATTATTAAAATGTTAAATCGGGTAATATTTCCATCCGGAAATTATGCCCCTTAAATGTACAGAAGTATGGCAGAGAAGCAGGATATTAGAGAAAATGCGATGGCTGGTGGCACTCCGGCACGACTGCGTGGGTTGGCGGCAAATGGTAATAGCATATCACCAACATTGGCAGAAGTAGTAAGTGCGATGCCAGAGGCTACACATTCTTCCAAAGGAATAATGAGTGCAGATCAAGCATTTTACTTGAGAGAAACGACTATTATTGGTGGAGTAGCAGGAGGATTTTCTAATCGGTATAAACTAATTGGTATTCTGAATTATGATGCGTATGCCCCTTTTCGTGTAAATATTAGTATGGGAAGTTATGCGTCCACTGATAGATATTTAATCGATGCTACACTGACGTATTATAATAGCGCCATGTATGTTTCAGGAGTTTGTCATAATCGGATTGGCTATGTAATTAAAGACAATAAGGCATACGTCTATTTAAAAGAGTATGCAGGCAATTCTTATATAGGTTATGTGATAGGGTCGGAAATACATGAGTTCACGAGTTATGAATCCGAACCCTCCAATATCGTGTATGTTCCATAATATTACATAATTCAATACAAAAAAACAGTTGATGTATTCTCATTAATCTTCTTGCCCCTTAAATGTAAG